GTATTTAAATTTGACAAAAAAGAATTATTAAAAACAACAGATAAGAGTGAGTTTGAAAAAGAGAAACTGCAAGCTCAACAAACAATGTACATTGGCAAACAATGGCAAAAGGTTGAAAGTAACTTATATCAACAAGCGGTATATTATGAACCAACAAGAATGGCTTCGTATTATGATTACGAGTCTATGGAATATACACCAGAAATTTCTGCAGCGTTAGATATATACGCTGAAGAATCTACCACACCTGATCAAGACGGACACATATTAAAAGTTTATTCAGAATCAAAAAGAATAAAATCAGTACTAACTGATTTATTTATTAATAAATTAGATATTAATACAAACCTACCTATGTGGACTAGAAACACATGTAAGTTTGGTGATAACTTTATTTACTTAAAATTAGATCCTGAAAAAGGTATCGTTGGTTGTCAACAATTACCAAACATTCAAATAGAAAGATTAGAAAAAGGTATGAGATTTCAACCTGACAAATATTCTCAAGAAATGGAAAACGACGCATTAAAGTTTGTTTGGAAAGAAAAAAACATGGAATTTAATACTTGGGAAATAGGACATTTTAGAATATTAGGGGATGATAGAAAATTACCTTATGGTACATCTATGTTAGAAAAGGCTCGTAGAATTTGGAAACAGTTGTTGTTATCTGAAGATGCTATGTTAATTTATCGTGTATCTAGAGCACCTGAAAGAAGGGTGTTTAAAGTTTTTGTTGGTAACATGGATGACAAAGACGTTGACGCATACGTACAAAGAGTTGCAAGCAAATTTAAAAGAGATCAGATTGCTGACCCTAAAACAGGAAATGTAGACATGAGGTATAACCAATTAGCCGTTGATCAAGATTTCTTTATACCTGTAAGAGATGCAGGAGCAACAAACCCAATAGAAACATTACCTGGTGGTACTAACTTAGCGGAAATTGCAGACATTGAATACATTCAAAAAAAGTTGGTTACTGCACTTAGAATACCTAAAGCATATTTAGGGTTTGAAGAAGCCGTTGGTGACGGTAAAAACCTATCCTTACTTGATATTAGGTTTGCAAGAACAATTAATAGAATTCAAAAATCAATGATTGCGGAACTAAATAAAATCGCTATCATACATTTATTTTTATTAGGGTTTGAGGATGAATTAACAAATTTCACTTTAAGTTTACATAACCCTTCTAAACAAGCGGATTTACTTTCAATAGAATTATGGAAAGAAAAAATTACTTTATTCAAAGATGCTGTCGCACCTATTCAAGATTCGGTGGCACCTGTTTCAGCTTCTTGGGCTAAAAAACATATTTTAGGGTTCTCAGATGAAGAAATTAGACTTGATTTACAACAACAAAGAATTGAAAGAGCTGTTTCTGCAGAACTTGGTAAAACTGCTGAGGTAATAACTAAAACGGGTGTATTTGACAACATTGATAACCTGTATGGTAAAAAAGAAGGTGAGAAGGCGGGGGCTGCTGGCGGAGACACAGGTTCAGATTCTGATAGTTCTGCACCACCATCAGGAGGAGACACAAGTACTCCACCACCATCAGGAGGGGCTGAACCCCCAACAACCGAAAGATTGGTTAGAAGTGACTTAGATTTGTTACTGGAAGAAAATCTATTTAGCGGTAAAAATTATATGGATTTATCAAAAGGAAGAAATTCTTTAATTGAAATAGACGATAGATTGAAAAATTTAATAGACAAGTAATATTTATAATAAAAAATGATTATGAATACATTTGGTAATATTAAAACAAATATAGAAAGAACCGCTTCTGAATTGGCTAAAAAACCAGAATTTAAAAGATTTATTTTTGAATTTAATGGTTTGGTTCTAAAAAATAAAGATATAAGTGAGTTATATAGTATATATGACGATTTATCGTCTAATAAAGGAATTGCTCCTGATATTGTTAATGATTATGTTAATGAATCTATAGAATACTCTCAGATTCTTTTAGAAAGCCAAAGAAAAAATATTGTTCATTTAAATAATTGGATTTCTTCTTGGACTAAATCAAATAAAAATGATTATTCCGATATAGATAATGCGGTTTATAATAACAGTATAAGAAATTTAGAATCAGTTTTAGAATCTAAAAATAACATAAAGAAAACTTTAATAAGTGAAGAAAAAATTACCGTTAAAGAAAATATAAATCTACCTATAAGTTCGATGGTTAGTATTGCTAACAAGACTTTATCAAAACAAATTTCAAATTTATCAGAAGGTGATAAAAAAGAATTAGAATCAATATTAACAATGGATTACGATACTATGAAAAAAGATTTTAATTCATTAAAAGAAGATGTTGTAAAAAAATTAAAAATTACTTTAAATGAATCTTCAGAATCAAGTGTTGGGGATTCAATTAACAAGACAATAGAAAAAATAATGGATGCAAAATGCAACTATTATGACTATTATAAACTTAAAAAATTAAATTTGGGACTATGAAAAAATTTTTTAATGGTTTAGGTGGGTTGTTCAAGGATAGTAGTGGAAATGCGTCTTCAAAAAGATTCATAGGAATACTTTGTGGTGTTTCTCTTTGTATTACTTTGTATGTGAATAGTTATTCTCACGGTGATATCAAACCTTCAGATACGCTTGTTAATGCGGTTGCAATGCTAGCGTTTGGGTGTTTAGGGTTAACCTCCACAGAAAAGATTTTTGGAAAAAAATCAGAAGAAAAAAAAGAAGACAATAATCAAGAAAACATTTGATTTTTTTGTTTGTGTTTTGCTTTTTGAATTTGAGCCCTTCGTATAACGGAGGGTTTTTTATATTCCTTCCTTTCTTGTAATTGTTGTATTTGTTTTGTTTTATAAATTTTAAACTTATAATTCTTTAATGCTTGCTCAATAGACTTTTCATTTTTAACCGGTATTATAATCATATTTTTTTCCTTTTATGTTATAAATATAAGTAATTTTTTTAAATTTTGACAAGACAAAAAAGTTTTATTATATTTTTTTAAACAATAAACGTGCAACACATGAAAAATGAAAAAAGGAAAAACATCAAAATTAAACTTATTTGATGAAGCAAAGTGTCACTATGGGACAGTAGATTCTAAAAATTTTAAATCAATTTATATTGTATTACAAACATGGATAGAACCAATAGTAGAACACAGTAATTGGAACAAAATAACGGGAGAATTAAAAAGACAAATATTACATACATTATTAGAAGTGGCGGATCCGACAACATTTGAAAAAAAATATATAGTCGATTTAGATTTAAGAACAAGTGGAATACAAAAAAATAAAAAAAGTTTTTTAAATCTTGAAATAACTTTATTTGTTAATAATCAAAATCTTAATTTTAAATCTTTAATTTTAAGAGGAAAAATAAAAAAAATCTTAGAGTCAGTGTACATTGATGACTTAAAAAACTCAAAGTATTTTATATTAAGTAAAACGAAATTGAAAGAAACTGTAAGTATATAATATTTATCATTAAAAACAATTATGAAAATATTAGGACCTAAAGATACAGGAAAGGGTATATTAGTTGAGTGGGATGCTGGAGTTATTAACCCAAATGACTTTAGAAATAGTCAGGTTATTAAAGAATCCTACGGGCAATTAGATCATTCTAAACCATTTGTATTTTATGCAACACTACAAAAATACGGAGTACCAAATAGAAACGGAAGAATCTATCCTGAAAAAATATTAAAAAGAGAGGCTGAAAAATATAAAGATATGATTAATAGAGGTATGTCAATTTCAGAATTGAATCACCCTGAGTCCTCATTAATTGATTTAGATAGAGTTGCACATATTATTACGGATATTTGGTGGGAAGATAACGTTCTTATGGGTAAAATAAAATTACTAACCACACCAGGATTTCATGAAAGGGGTATTGTATCATCTAAGGGTGATGTTGCCGCTAACATGATGAGACAAGGGGTTACTATGGGAGTATCTTCAAGAGGTGTCGGTTCCCTTGTTAAAAAGGGTGAACAAAATGAAGTGCAAGACGACTTTGAATTAATTTGTTTTGATTTAGTCTCATCACCATCTACACCAGGGGCGTATCTTTACTTAAATCAAGACGATAGATCAAAATATGAGGAAAAACTTGAAGAACATAAAGTAGAAATTTCAAACACAGGCTTAGATAAATCTATTGACTTAATGAGAAGATTATCCGATTATTTGGATAAATAAAAAATTTAAGACATGGATGAAAAATATTTCGTAGCGAGAGTAACTACCGACATGGTAGATGAAAACACAGGTAAAGTAAAAAAAATTAAAGAAGAAAAATTAGTTAAAGGTTATTCGCCTACTGACGTAGAGGCTAAAGTAACTAAGGCTTATGAAACTTATACTATGGATTGGAGAATTACCGCAATAGTAGAAAGTAAAATTGATGAGGTTATAGAATAATTTTTTTATTAAAAACTTAGTTTAAAAAAGGGATGGTATTTTTTACTATCCCTTTTTTTATTGCATAAACATACTCAAATCTAACATTTTTTTAACTTTTTCAAAAGTATGATATATTTATTGAATAAATAAACGCACAGCGAATTGCATATTAATTATGAGTATGGAAAAAAATAACTCAATAGTGGAGGAAGCCCTTCTACAAATGAAGGCAGTTGAGGACGCTATTAATGAAAACGCAAAAGGAATACTTGCTTCTACAATGAAGGAAGAAATCAGTGAATTAGTAAGGGAATCTTTAGGGGGTTCAAAAAAATCAAAAAAGTCTTTGTTCGAACAAGAAGAAGATGATGACGACATCGAAGATGACGACGACACAACAGAAGACGACGACGACGTAGAAGACTTTGATGAGACTGAGTTCGATGCTGAAGTAGGAGTAATGCCTACAGACGTACCGGATGATAATCAAGACGCCATGGCTCCTTTGGATATGACTCAATCTCCAATGTCTGATGTAATTAAAGTATTTAAGGCAATGGGTGATGAGGATGGAATTATTGTTAAAAAAGACGAGGGTGGAAATATTCACTTGACAGATACAAACAAAGATTCTGAATATTTTATTCAAATGGATGAAATGGAAAACAACGTTACACCAATGAGAGCACAAACAAACGAAAGTGTTTTATATGAGTTACGTTTTGACGACAGTGAAAATCCTATGGGAGATAATTTTGGATTCACATCTCATGAAGATGATGAAGATGATTTTGAAGAATTATCTTATGAGTTTGATGAGGCTGTTGGTGATCCTACAGACACTTCACAAGAAACCGGTGCAGCATTTACTGCAGAAGGTGAGTGGTTTGAAATGGATGATCCTACAGACACATCAGCAGAAACGGGAGCAGCATTCACTGCAGAAGGAAGACGTAACGAAGTTGTTTATGAGCTTGAGATAGGCGAAAACTTTAAACCAAAGGGTAGAGTCGGAAAAATGAAATTCAAGTACCCTTCAAAACTTAAAAGAGGTGTTACCGAAATGGGTGATCCTGATGAGGAAAATGAATGGAAAGAAATGGATGAAATAGACGATACCGAAGATGGTGAAACTGTAGAAGCCGCAAGAACACTTGGAAATGGAAGAAAATGGGGTAGAAAAGGTTTACCAAAACCAAGAACAGCACCAAGACATTTAGAAGTAGAATCAGTAACTAGAGAAGTTAATTTATTAAGAGAGAAAAATGAAGAGTATAGAAAAGCTTTAGATTTTTTCAGAAATAAATTAAACGAAGTTGCAGTTTTCAATTCTAATTTGGCTTATTCAACAAGATTGTTCACAGAGCACACAACAACTAAACAAGAAAAGATAAATATTTTAAGAAGATTTGATAATGTTAATTCAATCAAAGAATCAAAAAATCTTTATCAAACAATTAAATCAGAATTAGGATCTGAATCAACTAATCCTGGAGTATTTACTGAATCAATTGAAAGAAAAGTAATTAAAACTCCACAAAGTGGTTCAGCAAGTAATTTGATTGAAACTAAAACTTATGAGAATCCTCAGTTTTTAAGAATGAAGGATTTGATGGCAAAAATAAAATAAACAAAAATAAACTCAATTTAAAAATAAAAAAATGGGAGCATTATTAGAATCAGGTCTTGTAGGTAACATCGGGTTGAAACACCTTAAAGTTATCAAAGAAGATACAATTAACAAATGGGATAGATTAGGATTCCTAGATGGACTTAGAGGTCACATTAAAGAGAACATGGCACAATTATATGAAAACCAAGCGTCTCACTTAATCAACGAAGCAGCATCAACAGATAGTTCAGGTTCTTTCGAAACTGTAGTATTTCCTATCGTAAGAAGAGTATTCTCTAAATTGTTGGCTAATGACTTAGTTTCTGTACAAGCAATGAACTTACCTATCGGTAAATTGTTCTACTTTGTACCAAGAATCCAAGGGTACGAAAATGGTACTGAACAAACAGCGGCTAATAACTATGATGGTTATGGTGAACATTATTCACCTGTAGGTTCTCCATCTAACCCTGGTACTTCAGGTGTTGGTGCAGGATATCCACCAAATGCAAATGCATTCAAGAAAAATCTTTATGATTTATTCTACGAAGGAGCTGAAGGACAATTAGATCCTCCAGGATTATTCGATTACTCTAAAGGTAAGTGGACTGCAGTTACTCAAGAAAGTACTGTACAAGTATGGAATGGTTCATCATTAA